GTGGTCATGCTAACTGGATAAGAGATTATAATAATAATGTAATCAGATCAACACCATCAGAAAACGCATCAGATGAAGTTGGTGCATGTTGGTTCTGGAGACCTGGTTTCTATCAAGCATCATTGTTTGGAGGAGGATCATTTGCATATACGCCAAGTGGTTCTAGCAGTCCAAACATCAATAATGGTTTAGATGTATCATTTATATTTCCGAAAGATATTAAGTTTAGTGGAACGACTGGTGGTGGATCTGCGTTTGGAACAGCGTACCATGTTGACGGGGGATTCAATAACAGGTATAATAGTAGGAACTACTTCCTCACTAAATGAGTCAAGACTTTATTATGGAGATTCCAAAAGCCTTTAAGAAAGGTTTTTGTAAGAGACTTATAAAAAAATTTGAAGACAATCCTGCACAACATACTTCTGGTGTAATAGGTGATAATAATAAGGGTCAGAAAGTTGTTGCACCCAATGTAAAAGACGATACTGAAATACAATTTGATCCATCATATTTAATGAGTGATTGGAAAGATGATCTTACCATCATCACTAAACAAGTCGCTGTTAATATGAAAAAATATGTAGAGCGTTATAGTTTTACAGATGATGCATCACAAAAACCATGTGGTCTTTATGGTATATCTGATCTTGACTTAGAAGATGCATTTAATATGCAAAGGTTTGATCCTGGTAAAGGATTTTTTACATGGCATTGTGAAACTGGAGCAGACAGTAATTCATATCGTCAAATTGTATGGATGGTATATCTTAATGATATCAAAGAGAAAGGGGGAACTCTTTTTAAATATCAAAATTTAAGGATTGCACCAGAAGCAGGTAAAATGCTTATCTGGCCAGCAGGTTGGACACATTTTCATAAATCAGAAATTGCACCTAAAGAAACTAAATATATACTAACAGGATGGTACGTATACTCTGATATTGTAGGGAAAGAACCTCCTCCCCCTAGTCATATACAACTAGGATAAATAAAACACTTAATCATTTTTAACTATGGATGCCACACAAATGGTCAAAGAATTTACTGACCAACTGAAAGAACAAAAAGCAACAATCGTCGAACTGGAAAAACAACTTAGCACTCGCAAAGAGCAAACGTTGAGATTAGAAGGTGCAATTGAAGCACTTAATATGACACTCAAGAAACCAGAAGAAACAGATGGCACTGAAGAAGTCAAGTGAACTAAGACAACAAGAACATGTAAATTCTAGGCAGTTTCATATTAAGTTTGATGGAACTGCAGAGACATGCCCATATAAAACGGGAGAACTATATGATGGTAGATTAATTATAGCAATTGGATTTACCACTAATGTTTATGGTAACTCCTATCATTTAATAGTAGAAAGAGATAGAACACACCTAAGAACTAAGTTTGTATTTGACGAAAAGCACGATATAAAGTTCTGTAAACCTGTAGAAAGAATGGGTAAGCAAGTTTCAGAAGGTGAAGTTCAGAAACTGTTAGCAAAGGCAGGAGACGGAACTTCATAAATATATCTGAAGGACTTATTGTACCACAGGATGAAGAAGGTAATAGTAAGGATCAATGATAACTATAGCATAGATCAAGCATGTGCAGCGATCTTGAAACTATATGGTTACTTATCCTTTGTCGAACAATTTAGAACATTTCAGATAATTACTTTTGATTGCCCTACAAGGTATGAGAGTAATCTACTCAGTCAACTGAAAGCATTAAACGTAGTAAAAAATGCGACATGGGATGCTGAAGTATTTGCAGGAGACCCTATGCCTACTGAGGCATCTCTAGCAATAGATACTTCTGGATCTAATAATATTAATACTCCTGCAGAAGGACAAGCAACAAGTAATACAAGAACTTTAACAACAACTGGTTCTGGTACAATATATGTAAAGGTACAAAATATCAGTGGTAGTGATTACTATGTGTTTTCTGGAACTCCATCTGGAACATATAGTAGATTTTATAATCAAACAGGTTTCATGCAAGGTGGAACTTATACGTTTGATCAAAGTGATTCCTCAAACTCAGGACATCAACTTAAATTTTCTGAGACACCTGATGGAACACATACTATAGGTGGTACAGGTAATCTGTCAGCAGGAGTAAGTTATACAGGAACAGCTGGTACAAATGGAACAACTGTATTAACAGTTAGTTCAACAACACCTTCCATTCTCTATTATTATTGCTCTACGCATGCAGAGATGGGAAAATTTAACGATACCAGATATGGAACAATCAATATCCATGATTATTGGCATTTAGATAGAGTTACAAAACAAGATAGGCAATATTTAAATAGACAGTTTAGTCAAACTTCTCAGGGATCTGGCGACGGTGTAGATATTTACATCATAGACACTGGTGTTCGTGGTGCATCTAGACCGACAGGAAACAACGCAGCACTTCATCCTGAGTTATACGACCCTGACTTTGTTACTGATCTTAACGGTACTGCTGAACAACAGAACTATAGAGTAGAACAATTAAGTCATTTTGCAGGAACTTATGGAACTAACAATGAGGATGATCAAGGACATGGAACTTATTGTGCTATTCTTGCAGCTGGAAGAACAGCTGGGATAGCAAGAAATTCAAAAATATATTCATTAAAGGCATTTAATAGTAATGTAAGTGGTTCTTATAGTGGAATACTATCAGCATATCAAGCAGTTATAGATCATAACGATAGTGCAAACGGTAACTATAAGGGCAATAATCGTCCAGCTGTTATCAACTCATCCTTCGGACCTACAATTCCCACAGCGAACTCTCCTAACATAGAACTTAACGATAGCGGAACTGACACAGTAAATACTCCAGATGAGGAGATGTTAGATGATATAGAAGGAACAATAGCAGGACAGAAAAACATTATTATTTGCAGATCTGCGGGTAATGGATTTAAAAACAGCAGTGATGTAACTGCAGGACCTCTACAAACCAAGTGTGTAGCGGGTGCAAGAACAGCAGGATATGCTGACAATAGTAATGGTGGTATCAACAATGTAGATACAAACCAAAATAAAATTACAGTAGGTGCCACATCTTACAATGACAGATGGGCGTTTTTCTCTAACTATGGATCTGGGTGCACCACAGTAGCACCTGGCGAAAAAATTCTTCTTCCTTTTTATGATTGGACTGCCAACACACCATATACAAGTACAACAAACTATAACACCATAGATGGTACATCATTCTCAGGTCCTATTGTTGCGGGCATTATGGCAGCATGGTGTGGTAAAAATGGATATACTTTAACAACAAATAACTTATGTGGTCTAGCAAAACAGTTTGCGAGAACCACGGGATCAGCTGGTGATATTAGAACAGGTACGCATGGCAACTATCCTATCAACAGCATAGTAGATAAGAAACTTATAGACAATCCATATGTCACTTTTGCAGGAAGTTCTTTTGTAGAGGTAAAATTCAATCCAGCTGACGCATCTCATTTCTTAGGAAACGTAGGTAAAAAAGTACAACTTAGAACCACAGGTTCAACAGCTGGAGCAGGATCTTCTACACCAACAACTTATAACCTAACAACCACTGCACCAAACTCTAGTGTATATACTCTCAATGGAACAGATAGGAATGGTTCTGTTAGTGGTAGTAACATAGGAGTGACAGTGTATGTTGGAGATACAATCAACTTTAATTTAAGTAACGTATCAAGCATTCACCCATTCTTCATCAGAGTATCCAGTCAAGGTAGTAACGTAACAACTCCAACTGCTAGTGGTCAAGGTTCTACAGGTAATGCAACAGTATCTTGGACACCCGCACAAGCAGGAACTTTTTACTATCAGTGTAGTATCCATCCTGGTATGATAGGAACCATCACAGTTCAGTCTGCACCTGGCGGTAGTGGTGGTATAGTCGTTGGAGGTATTAACTTATCTACCTTGTCGCAATCTGGTTGGTTGAACATAGCATCAGAAAGTTCACTCAATAATAGTATTACTTTACAAGCACCTAATAATGCTACAGCTGGTACAACAGGTGGTGGATCAAATAATTATTTGGCACTGATTAACTCAGAAGGAAAAACACATGAAAGTTATGATGGTGTTGTATCAACATCAACATCTTTAACATCATCCACTGATGTTCAAGAGGCAGCAGGGCAGAGTTCTCCTGTTGTTTATTATCCTGTAGATTCTGGTGTTGATTTTAATTATAACGGATCAGGTGCATCTCTTACCACTTCTCGTGGTATGTTCTATCCATACGTTGATACTAACGTAACTTGGCAAACTTCATCTGGAGCGTTTGCAGGAAGTCCATATGCAAATGGTGATACTGTTAATTTAGATTTGGGTTTAGAAGGAACTACATTTGCAAACGAACCAACCTTTGAGGCATACACATTAAGTGGAGATTCTATTGGTGCTACAGGTTTGACTTTCAATACTGCAACAGGTAATTTATCTGGAACAATTACATCAAATTATCAAGACACAACTTATAACTTTGCAGTCACAGAAAACGTAACTGGTAACGCACAGTCATATACATTTACTACAACTGGAACTGGTGTTCTTGTTACTATTACACAACAACCAAGTGCAGGAAGTGTAGAAGCAGGATCTGGTGGAACAGTCTCCTTCGGACCTGTAGCGGGTATCAGTGATGACGGATCTACAATTACATTCCAATGGGAGTTCTCAGTTAATGGTGGTTTAGGTTGGGCAACAGTTACTAATGGTGGTGGATATAGTGGAGCACAAACTAATACACTGACTGTAGATGATGACTTCTTGAAGAACACATATCAGTATCGTTGTAAATTAGATACAAACACTGCAGTACAACCATCATATACAAATGCAGTCACATTAACAGTATTCAGAAATATTACTGTAGATACACAACCAGTAAATTCCACACCTATTGCTCCTGCTGCAGGATCATTTACAGCAGTTGGTTCTACTCTAGACAGTGCTGCTGTTGCATATCAATGGCAAAAATCTGAGAATGGTGATGGTGTTAACTATTCTGATATAACTGGTGGTAATACTACAACATACGCAACTGGTTCTACAACTTACGATGATAGTTACGGTGACTACTACAGATGCAAACTTACTGCAACTGGTGCAAGTGATGTATTTACTAATGCTGCTAGATTGTTTGTTCAGAGAACTATTAATATCACATCACAACCAACTAATACAACTGGTGCAGTAGGTGGTACATCATCCTTTGGTGTTGCTGCTACCACATCTGATAGCGATGCAGGAGATATTACATACCAGTGGCAAGTATCTATTACAAATGGAGCATCATGGTCAAATGTATCTGAAGGAACTGGTGGAACAACTACAACTTATACAACACCTACACTTACTACAGCATATGATGAATATCAATATCGTTGTGTTCTTTCATGTGCGGGAGCAACAACTATTCCATCTAATGCTGCTACATTACAAGTAGAAACAGTAACAGTTGTTGTATCAACTCAACCAACACCTCAAACTGTAAATGAAGGACAGACTGCAACATTTACTACACTAGGTGGTGTCACAATGGCACCTGTTGGTGGTAACGCAGCATCATCTTCATTCGAGGTAGATCAGTTTGATACTCCTAGTGGTGGAGGTGGCGGTGAAGCAGGAGGTTTCTCATCACATGAACCTAGTGTTACATATCAGTGGGAAAAAACAGATGATGGTAACCAAAACGTTACAGTTACAGTGGGAGTAGATACTGTTGGTGGTCAAGCAACAGGTGTATTTTATTTTGATGGCGTTGAAAAACCCGCATCATACTCTGTAAAGAAAGGATCTACCTACATTTTTGATCAATCAGATTCGACTAATGCTATTTACAATAATCAACATCATCCATTAATGTTTAGTACAGGATCTGATGGTGATCATAATGGTAACGGACACTATATGATGGGAGTTACATATAAGTTAGATGGTGCTACTGTTACTATGTCTGGATATGTTAGTGGATTTGTTGCTGCTACTAGTCGCACAATCGAATGGACTGTACCTATTAATGAATCTAATTCCACACTTTATTACTGGTGTCATTTCCATACAGGTCAGGGTAATAGTATAGCTGTAGGAGATAGGACTTGGGCATCACTGCCTGGTGCAAACTCTGCTTCATATACCACAGGAAATACAACATATGCAGATGACCATAATGATCTATACCGTTGTAAAATAGACGCTGTTGGAGCATCTTCTTCAGAATATACAAATTCAGTTATACTAGGAGTTTATAGAACATTTTCTATTACTGCACAACCATCAAATGCAACTGCAAACGAAGGTGCAACTGCAAACTTTGCAGTAACCGCATCTACTAGTAGCGGGTCTCCAACATATCAGTGGGAGAGATCTGATGATGGTGGTGCTAACTATTCACCAATAACAGGGGGAACTAGTGCGACTTATACAACACCTACCTTAGTATTTGCTAATGATAATCTAGATCGTTATAGATCTGTTGTTTCTCTTGTAGGTTCTCAAGCATCTATTACATCATCATATGGAGAACTAACAGTTTTACGTGTTATATCAATATCAACACAACCAAATTCTACTGCAGTTATTGAAGGAAATACTGCAACCTTTACTATTGTTGCATCTATTACCAGTGGATCACTATCTTATCAGTGGCAGAAATCAACAAACAGTGGAGCAAACTGGGTGAACATAAATGGTGCAAACGCAGCATCATATGTGACTCCTGCAACTGTGTATCCAACAACTCCTGCAGAACAATTCCGTTGCGTACTGACAAATGCCAATGCAACCACTTTAACATCTAGTGCTGCAACATTAACTGTTAATGAGTCTGAGTTTGTATCAGCACCCGCAACTGTAACTCCAGTTATAGACACAGACACAAACAGAACATTCTCTAGACAACCTATTATCAACACTGCAGCTTTTGTTATTGAATATGCAAACCAGACACACTTCTCTAGTTTCTGGAGAATAAGAAGAGTGGTAGATAACGTGACAGTATATGATACATCACAGTCATTCACTAATGGTGATACTGGTAACTTAACATCATTGACTGTTCCTATATCAACACTAGATTTTGATACTGCATACGCAGTACAAGTTAAATTTAGAGATAACAATGGATTGGAGAGTGCATACTCTGCTGCAGTCAATTTTGCAACACCTCTAGTTGATCAACCAGAGATACAAGTTATTACCCCTGCATTTAATCCAACAATCAATGTCGATGCTATTGCAATGAAAGCAGGATATCAACATACATCTAGTGATTGGCAGTTCTCTCCTGCAAATACATTCTCAAGTATTGTACATCAATCTCTTGGTAACTCAACAAACTTAAATTCTTACACATTGCCAGGTGCTGTTAACCTGACTTCTAATACTACATATTATGTAAGAATTAGATTCAACATCAATCCTACCTAACATGGCAATTGCTTCAAGTAGAGAAGGACTCATAGATTATGCACTACGTCAAAACGGTGCACCAGTCCTCGAAATAAACATAGACGATGATCAGATCAGTGATCTAGTGGATGATGCTATCCAGTTTTATAATGAAAGACACATGGATGGTTACATTAGAACTCATCTAAAAGTTCAGTATAATCAGTTGATGCTAGATGCCATGACTACAGACACTGATACTACTGTTGCATCTGGAACATCTAATAACCAGACTCTTACATTTAAAGAACAAAACAACTACATCAAAATGCCACCATACGTAACATCTGTGGTTAAGGTATTTGATTTTGTATCTAAGAATGTCACAAACTTATTTGATGTTAGGTATCAGTGGAGATTAAATGACCTTTGGGATCTTACGCAGACAGAGATTCTTACATACGAAATGGTCAATAGAAGATTAGAAGATATCTATTATCTGTTAGAGGGACAGAAACAGATTAGATATCAGATGCGTGGTGATAGATTATATCTTGACTTGGACTTTAAGACTGACGTTCCTGCAGATCAGTTCATAGTTTTAGAATGCTATCGTGCAGTTGATCCTACACAATTTACAGATGTATATAATGACATCTGGTTGAAGAGATATGTTTCTGCATTGATACAAAGACAGTGGGGTGCTAACTTAATTAAGTTCCAAGGA